GAACTGCACCATCAAACGCCGGATCGGTGCAGTTCGCCTTAGGCTCAGTGCACCCTACGCAACCGGTGGCGGTCAGGAGCCGCTACCGGGCTCCTTGTCCTGAATCACCGCAAAAACTCCCTGATTTCTGTCCCTGGCATAACAACCTTCACTGATTCGCTGCTTCCTCTGCGCCATATCCGTGAGCGCGTTGATAGGACAGGGCAGGAGAGGGCGTAAGCAAAAATGTGACTAGTGGCTGGCTTGACCATGACGAAGTGCTGTCAGGCCAATGTTTTCTTTCTTGAAAGCAGTTGATAATGATTCGCGTTAGGGTTAGCATGCCCACTAGAGATTGAGGGATGGCATTCTTATGTATGTATGCATTTGTAAGGGCATTACTGACAACCATATACGGGAAGCGGTCGGCAACGGCTGCGACAGCCTGCGTGATCTTCGTCGGGAACTTGGGGTTGGAAGTCAGTGTGGTAAATGTGCCCGTCATGCCCGCCAAGTGATGCGTGAAGCCCGTAGCGCAGACGAGGCACCCTCCTTCTCGCACCCTTCCTCTGATGGTGTGGTGGTCTACTGGCCCCAAACCGCATAACTAATCGTTCTCATTTACATAAGCGCTTGTATTGCAAGCGCTTTTTTGCATTCCTGCCTTGTCTCTGTCATCTGCTTGCTGAACAATGGGGGTTAACCCAAGTTTAGACCCAAGTTCATCGGACGGAGACAACCCCATGAAAGGCGACGCCAAGGCGATTGAGTACCTGAACCGGGCACTCGGCAACGAACTCGTAGCCATCAACCAGTACTTCCTGCATGCCAAAATGTACAAGGACTGGGGTCTCCAGGCGCTTTATGAGAAGGAGTACCACGAGTCCATCGACGAGATGAAACACGCGGACTGGCTGGTAGAGCGCATCCTGTTTCTTGAAGGCATTCCCAATCTGCAGGATCTGGGCAAGCTGATGATTGGTGAAAACACCAAAGAGATGCTTGAGTGCGATCTCAAGCTGGAAAAAATGGCGGTACCGGATCTGCGTGAAGGGATTGCCTACTGTGAATCCATTCAGGATTACATCAGCCGTAACCTGCTCAAGAACATTCTCGAATCCGAAGAAGAGCACATCGATTGGCTGGAAACCCAGCTCAGTCTGGTCAAGCTGGTGGGCATTGAAAATTACCTGCAAAAACAAATGGAAACCGCAGAAGACTGATTGCTGAAGTTTTGAGCGACCGGCGCTTGACTCCCGGCGGGGCTTTGGGAATAATGCGCAGCCTCTCGGGGCGATACAGCAACGAGACATGCACCGGTAGCTCAGTTGGATAGAGCAACTGGCTACGAACCAGTAGGTCGGGGGTTCGAATCCTCCCCGGTGCGCCATACATGACAAGGGCTCGCAGGTTTGCGGGCCCTTTTCTTTTTGGGGTCGGCATCAAAGCCAGCATCAAAAACGTCTACCGCGTCGCCTGCTTTTCACGCGCCAGCCGGTGGTAAACCTGCCGCATTCTCTCCGATTTGTGACCCGCCCAGTGCTCCGAGTCATCGGTCAGGCCTTTGGCCTTCAGATCGTGAAACGTAAAGCGCTCCTTCAGGCCTTTGGTCAGGGCCTTGGCCATCAGCCGCTGCCAGGCAGTAGAAAATGCCTCCGGTTTGATGGCGTCCCCGTCCTTTCCGTGTAACAGCCATGGGCTGATCACGCCCCGATTGATGGCCGTGGCCGCTTTGTAGGCATCGCGAAGCCGCGGCGTCCACAATGTCACCTCGGATTCGCTGTTCTTGCTTCGCTCCAGGAAAATGCCCCGGTCAGTCACATGCTCCCGGCGTAGCGCCAGAATTTCGCCTTTCCGGGCCCGCATCAGAAAAGCCAGCTCCATCATGACCGCCACATAGTCCGGCGCCAGGCTCTGCACCAGGTCAAATTCCCAGTCTTCCACGTAGCGGGTCCGGGCTTCCAGACGATACCGGCGAACGCCCTGGCAGGGGTTCGAGGCCATCAACTCCTGCTCTATGGCCCAGCCAAAGGCCACAGAAAGGAACTGCAGGTGTCGGTTGGCGGTGGTTGGCTTGTCGGCCAGGCTGTCCCGGTACTTGGCGATAACGCCGGCGGAAATCTTTTCCAGGGCCACATCCCCGAACCGGGATCCGTTGCGCATCGGTTTGGCCGCAATCGCATCCACGTATTTCAGGTATTCCACCCGGGTCTTCGGTTTGATCGGTGCGACCCTGGGGGCTGCCATGTAATCCCGGAGCAGGTTGGCCAGAGTGCGCTTTCCTCCGGTGGCCACTTGCCGCTGGTAAGCCTCCAGAATGTCCCTGTGCGGCGCATCGTGAGGCAGGGGGCGCCCATTGGCCGAAACCAGCGTTATCTGGCCTGAGAAACAGCCTTGACCCGCATACTCACGCCAGATAACCCGGTCCTTGCTTGCCACCCGGTAAACATACTCCGGCAAGGCAGAATCCCGCCTTGTGTTCCGACCTCGCCCCATCAGGCAAACTCCAGCCCGTCATCGTTGGCGCTGCCCCGCGAATTCAGGGCCTGCAGCGTGGTGCACACTCGTCCGCCGGCGCCGCGGTGGTATTCGATTCCCTGCTGGTCCAGCCATCGAATCAGGGGCGCCCGGGTCTTGAAGTGCGTCCAGGCTAGCAGCTCTTCTTCGGTGACAAGGTTCGGGTTGTCCTCCATCACTCCACCCCCTCGCTATCGTCGCCATCAGATGACTGGCGGAGGCGGGCGGCATCAATAGTTGCGTCGGCATCGGAAGTGAAAATAGACCCTTTGGGGAACGCAATAATCAGGCACGGAGCATCAAGGCCACCATAGTCAAAGTCAGCGGCAAATATTCGATTGCGAAGCCACTGGTATCGCTCTGCATCCTTGCGCAGCACATCGCCCTCCCGCTTGGCATCACCAGAAGGCGCGGCGGTGAGCATGGGGCATCTTGGGGCGGCTGCGAGCATGTTCCTGTAGGCGCTTGATAGAGGCTCTCTGGATTGGGCGAAAAGGGCGATAGCTCCTTCACCAAGCATCTCGGTTGTCGGCTCAACCGGCACCAGCCTCCACCCCTCCGGCACCTGCGCGGGCTGGGGTGCGGCGTGGAGATAAACCGGGATTCCGGCCTGCCACTCTGCGGACGCATCCGGGCGGTAAACAGGAATATGCAACCTGTCGCCTGCCCGATAGTCAGACAAAGTGTCAGGATCTGCATACCCAATAGGGTCGATCTGGACTGTCAAGAGATCCTTTACAGTTGGGCTCAGGTACATCGGCACAGCATCCGGGAAGCCTGCGGGCTTTTCCCTGCCCCATATCCTGATGTTCCCGTTATCTGCGAACACCGCCCATGCCACCGGCTCAGCCTCCCCCTGCTGTGCGCCAGATAGGGCGGCTTTGACTGCGGAAACCGTTTCCCAGTCATTGGCGCAACCAACCAGCTTGCCGATTTCCTCAACAATGCCTTTCTGGGTTCGCGCTTCCTGAGCCCAGATTTGGGCTTGCTGTACTGCGCTGTCTTTACCGGTGGGCAATACTGAGCAGTCAATCTCTCCGCATTGCAGCCGCTCAACCAGCTCCGCGGCCGTTTCTTCGTCTGCGCCCTTCAGGGCTGCTATCAGCTCAATTGCGTTCACTTGTCAGTCTCCCTGGCCACAAGGCCGTTGTCTCTCGCAATGCCAGCGCCGCTAGAACGGCACCGAGTCGTCAAAATCGTCTGCCGGGGGCTGGAATCCGCCACCCTGAGCCGGTGCCTGGTTCTGCTGATCTGCCTGCTGATCACTGTTTGGCGCATCACCCTGCAGCTCAATCTCGCGCATGATGACCTCAACGCTGGTGCCGTTGCTGCCATCATTGCGCTGAAATTCACGCACGCGCAGCTCACCGGAAATGGTCGCCTTGCCGCTCTTGCGGATGTACGGCGCCAGCTTCTCGCCACGCTCACCAAACAGCACCACGGTTACCCAGCTGGTGTGCTTGTTATCGCCCCAGCCAGAGTCCACCGGGCAGCGGACAGTGGTGATGGGCTTGCCTGCCTGGGTGTATTTGGTTTCTGCGTTCTGCCCGAATCGGGTGGTGAATGTCAAAATGTTCATGTCGTTTCTTCCAGTTCGTTAATCAGCAATCTTTCGATCTCAAGGGTCGCTGCCACCGATGCCTGCTTGGAGTTCTTTGCTAGTGCCGCAACAGCAAAACCGCAGGCAAATATAAGGCGGTGTTTGATCCAGCTTGCCGAGTCCATGACTCCCCAATAAAACTCAAGCTTAATCCTTTTCTCCACACTGGGGTTCATGCTCCAGTGATTGAGCGGGGTCGATCTGCACCAGCCACCATTTCTGACAGCGATCCGCCCGGCAATCTGCCCCAGCTTCCTGGAAAGCGCGTATTCATATCCCCATGGCGACCGGTAGTATCCGGGAGTTTTTCGGTCAGCAATTGCGACCCGAGATCCGCGCATAGGACATGTTCCTTGATGCCGGGCAGGGTCATCCATCAGGACGAGAGATGGAGGTGGATCTGCATACCAGTCCTTGAAACCGACCAAGAACCCAAAGTCCGTCTCAGCTTCATTCGTGCTGGATGCGCGAATCTGCCATGGCTGCCCCTTCCTACTCATTATGGCCACCATCGCCAGCAAGAAGTCCCGCCGTGTGTTTTAGCTTTCCGCCCATGTGGGTGTGCATATATTTGGCCATATCCCACTCTTGCTGGACGGATGCCCTGTACTCGCTGGACAGGGATGCAACCGCTTCGGCCTGGTGGGTTGATACCTGGCCGTTAATTACTCCATCAATAGTGTGGAGCAGGGCGTTTCTGATCTCTCTTGCGTTAGTTCTGCTCATCGTCGGCCCCTTTGTTGATTGGTAGATCACCCAGTCGCCCGGCCTCTTTGCCGGCTTCAATCTGAACCTTCATGTGCTTGAGTTCGGAGTAAAACGATTCGTTTACTTGAGCTGATAATTTCGTGATGTTCCGCGCTTTGTCGGGATCAACAGTCCCATTAGCCACGCCGTTGATTGTTGAGCAAAGGAACTCTCTCAAATCGCCGGATGTTTTGATTTTCGCCATATCTCTCTCCGTTGTTTATGGATGCGGTGGCCGGAATCGAACCGGCGAGTCGTCTCATGTGCTTCGTGTGCACCTTCCACACTGAGCTGCTGAATCCAGCTTTCAGCCATCACCGCATAGGTGGTGCGTTCTGCGGCCCCTACTGGGCCTCCCCGCTATGTCTGACGCCCCGTGCTGGGCCAGCGGGTAACCGTCATGCACGTCACGGCCAGAACGCACCACCTATAGGGTGGCCCCGTAACGTGGGGCAGACGGGCCGCAGGGAGACGGCCAAGGGAGAATCAGGCCCGGATGCTGTACACCACGCTCGACTTCTTCCGGTATCTTTCCAGGTCAACACCCTCAAGCTCTGGCACCTTCTTGTAATCAATCGCTCCTTGGCGCTCAGAGCGGGTAACCGTCAAGCCGAATCCAGACAGCTTCCTCAAGCCAGACGCCTTTGCGCGATCCTTGAGGGCTTTGTCCGCAGCCTTGAGAGCTTCAGCGGCTTCGTCTGCTGCCGCTTTTGCTGCGCGATAACCGGTCACCAGCGCTGCCATTTCTTCGCTCTCATCGTCACCCTCGTCAGACTCTGGGCGCTCGCTGGCGTCAAGGCAGGCGGCAAACTTCTCCCATGCTTCGATCAGAGCATCACGGTCAGCAACAAGCTGGTCAGCACTAATACTGATGACGTGCGCACCGACTTCTGGGTGGTAGGCGCAAAAGTGAACCAACTGGAACCCAGCCACATACTGCTGATGAACCAGCTGCCACCAGTAATGGGGGGCAACAGCCTTTAGGCTCTCAGCATCCAGAACAGAGAACAGCTTGCTGTCAGGACTCATAGGGCACTTAACTTCAAGCGCCACAGATGCCTCGAAGTTCTCTCCATCCAGGCTGGCCGAATAGCGCCCCTTTTCCTTCACGACCGGAGTAAATTGCTCTGCCGTCACACTCTCGGCAGCGGCGCGAGCGACTGGCTCCAGTTCTGTGCCGCGACGCATAGCCGGGTTTTCATCGACCTTCTTTGCGCCGGTTTTCAGGTCGTACAAATCGGCTGGTGTTTTTGGAAACCATGGGTTTGCACCCATCACTGCCCCGGCTTCGCTGGCGTTCAGCCTGGATGCCCGGTGTGCGTGCCACTCTGGAGTCCCTTGTACTAATGCGCTCATGCTGCCTCCTCAAATTTCTTGCTCATATCGGTTGCGTACTGCTTGAGCGGTTCGCGAACATGCTCCGGCAACGCTTTGAATGTTTCTCGAAGCTCATCGACCGTGCCGCAGGCAGAAAGGGTGTCTTTTGCTACCTGCAAATCTTGGTCGGTGGCCTTGGGTTTCTTGTCTTGCTTCTTCCCCGGCCCGGACACAGCGCTATTCGCGTCGTCATCCTCTTGCGCCACGCCAGCCATAGCAGCCAGCCCATAGCGGCGGCAGTAGGTGATAGCGGAGCCGACACCCTGCGCATCCTGCTTGCTCACGGGGGCAGATACGGTGCAGCTGATCCACTGGCCGGACGCATGAGTCACCATTGTCTCTACAGCGGCGATCCCATCCCCATACTCGGGTGCCTGGATCACTGCCAGCCCATGCTTGGCGAATACCGGGCGCACGGTGTTCAGCACCTCGGCAAGATCGGCGTACTTGCTGCGGAAGTGCGGGTTTGCTGCGTTCTTGCTGGCGTTCTCCAGCTCAAGCTGGGCCTTGGCCATAGCCACCGCTAATTCGTTAATCTGCTCACTCTTGTTCATGCTCTTTCTCCCACTGTTCCTGTTCTTCCTGCTCTTGAAGCTGTCGCCAATCTGCTCCCATGGCTCCACTCCTTGCTCGAATAAAAGGCGGGGCGGACCCCGCAAAACAACAGATCAGCGCTCTGTCGTATCGGTATCTCTTGCGGCCAGCATTGCGTCGGCCAGTTCGTATGCGTCATCAGAGAGCGGCTCTTTTGTTTCATTCACCGTTCTCTCGTCGTCATACCACTTAGTTAAAATCAGTGACTGCATAGCCTTGGCCGCAAAGTAGTCGCGTAGCGATAGACCCTCACCCACTGTGCTGCCATCTTTTCTCCAGCCCTGCGGATGCGGAAACGCGGGCCCGCCATCTTTGATTTCACTCATGCTCAACTCCTGCCACTCGCACCGTTCCGGCGCAGTTGTAGTTTTCGGCCTGCTCAGCGGGCCAGATTCCGTCGCGCACCATGGCGCAGGTGTGCTGCTCGCTTATCAGTGCATCCTGGTAGTCCATTTCCCCGGCCATGCTCCAGATGGCAACGAGAGCCATCGCAACGGCGGAACCGAGAACAATATTTCCGTATCTCATGCGGCACTCCGGGGTGCTTGCGGATAGATAATCTGGGGTGGCGGCGCCATGCGAGAGACGCCCAGCTTGTGCGCAATGACCGCATCAATCAGAGCCAGCGCCCGGTTGATGGTCAGGCAGGTCAGGCTCAGTGCGCCCCACTCGATCTGGGCCATTTCCCACTTGCCGTGCCAGGTGAAGCGCACCACTTCTGCGGCCCTTACGCTGACCCCTTCGTGATTGAGCGACTTGGCGTCAATGACTGCCTGCTCGCTCAGAATCTCAATGCGTTTTGATTCGCTCATGGCTTACGGCTCCATCCGTTGTTGTGCGTCCAGCTTCATGCGCTCGTCGCGGGCCTGCTGGTAGCGCTCGTCGTCCATCATTTCGGTGATTACGGTGTCCAGAACGGCCCGAAACTCAGGCTTGCGGCGAAGGGCTGCCCACAGCTTTTCCGGTTCGATAACCCGGCCAGCTCCGGTTTCGGCCAGCGCCTCTTCCTCTTCCCGGTCGAAGTCGGTTTTGTCGTCGTCCAGGAAATCCAGATCGTCCACCGGCAGCGCGTTGTCATACGCCGCTTGCGCACTGGCCATGGCTTGCTGGTTTCTGAGGGCTGAGTTCATTTCTGGCTCCGGGTGTTCGTTTAGCGTGGAACCAGAATAAGGCATTGCCTTATATCATTGCAATAGGCATTGCCTTATTTTTTTGAAGAGTTCGCAAGTAGGCCCGAAATGACCGGAGTGAGAAATGGAGCTGAATCAGAAATGAGAGGGAGACAGACACAAAAAAGCCCGCTCGATGGCGGGCTATTTCTTAAATGAGGGGGGGTTAGGAAGATCCGACACCTTGAAGAATGGGAGATAGATACTGCTGCACCATCCACCAAGCACCACCCAGCACTGCAAGAACCGCAACAAGGGCGGCTATGGCTGCCTGGGCGCGGGTAAGCATGTTCTTTTCAATGTTTTCCAGCCTGGAATCCACGCGAACCATACCCATGCGTAGATCATCGGTGATGCCTTCTAGGCGTTCAATTCTCCGTTCCATATCGCTTGGCCCTCCAGGGCCGCCGCCATCTTTCCCGCTATTAGAATGAGGCTCGCCACGATAAGATTCAAGCATCTGCTTCCTTTTCGCATCGAGGTCAATAACGCTCATTCTGAGTCCCTCCGCTGTCTCCGCTCTCGCGCTCCAGGAGGCGTTTTATTATGGGCATAGGCCAGAAGTTTGATATAAAACCGCAGTTGCCACAGTTCAAAGCCAGCACCGGCATTGAGTATTCCCCTTCGTAGAAATCGCTACGAAATAGAGCTGTGCGGTATATGCTTTCAGGGCTTGGGAAAAAGAGAAGCTGGTCTTTCTCTTTACAGAAAGGGCATTCCCATCGGCCAGCAAGATCCATTAAGGCAGCCGCAAGATCTCTGTCATCTACTCTCGATATTAACTCGTTAATTTTCTTGGGATGGATTGGATTCATAGCTTTCTGGCATTCCAGGCCAATAGGACGCGACCCTCAACCTTAAAAGCGTCGCGATCCCCGTTCTCAATAACATACGGTGGGTATTTGTCGTTGTCCGAAATCATCAGCAGGGCGCCATCGGGACGGCGCTGGAGGCGCTTAATGTAAAGCTCGTCATGCAGTGATAAGACATAGACAGCATCCAGCTTTACTTCTGTTACGCTGCGATCCACCAGCAGCACATCCCCGTCGCTGAATGTGCCCTCCATGCTGTCCCCAAGGCCGGTTATCAGGGCAAGATTATCCAGACTGGAGTAGATGACATTCCGGCTCAACCACTCTTGGCTGACGCGCATTGTGTCAACCACATCAGGGAATTGCTCTGCCACCTGGCCGTTGCCCATCCCGCCATTCTGAGCATATCGCTTGATAACGAGCATGCCTTCTTTTGCTGGAAGATCCTTGCCGGATGGAAAGCTAAGCACCTCGGCCTGGCGCAACCCCCAATGCTCGGGACCGACAACGTCTGAGAAGTAATCCATCAGCCGATAAAGCGTGTCTTTGCCGATCCTGCCGGTTTTCACCCAGCCGGTAACGGATGGAGGCTTTACGCGAAATTGGTTCGCCAGCTCCACCTTTGAAACACCTTTTTTGAGTCGGGCGGCCTCAATGGCTCGGCCCAGTTCTTCACCTGTAAGCATTGCCTAATTAAACGCTATTTCACCTGTGGTTAGGCAATGGCTTGCAATTAGATAAGGCAATGCCTTATATTTGAGCCATTGCAAATAGAGGAAACCGCAATGCAACCAAGTGAAGCGGTAGCAAAGGCCGCCGAAATCGCAGGCAGCAAGGCTGCTCTAGCTCGTGTCGCCAGGGTCAAGGCGCCGACAGTCCATCAGTGGCTGAACGATGAACGACCGGTGCCACCAGCTCGTGCAGTTCTGATTGAGCAGGAGACTGGAGTTTCTCGCCGCGATCTGTGTCCGGGATTTCCCTGGGAAGAATCCGCTGCCTGAAGCCGGGCAATGAATTGAGTGCCTGCCCGGCAGTTTGCGGCTACCGGGCAGGTCTTTAGAGGTGCGAACAGATGAAGTGCAAGGTGAGCAGCAATCCCGAGATCGCAGTAATCACCTTTGCCACATCGATCCGTACCTCGATGGTCAGACGCGATTTCATGGCTATTCCCCATGGTCGCGACCTGGCCGGCCAGGTCATGGAAGACCTGATTTGTATAGCGCCTTGCGGGGCGCTCGCTGGTCGCCTGCCTAGGATGGCGGGTCCAGCTGGGGCGTAGAGCGGCACCGCCGCAATCGCCCTCGGACAGCCCCGAAGGGGAGAGGTCAGACGGTTGGACGCCCGTAACGCCGGCGTCGCGAAGTTTCCTTCCGTCTTCTCTCCCTTTCCGGGGGTGCCCTTTAGCCGCCGTGCTATTGGCGACAGCCGGGGTTAGCGGCCCCGGTATCGCAAAGAGTAGCACAGCACACAAAACGGGCTGCATTTCAGCAATCAGATCATCCATGGAGCCAGATTAGATGGACGCAATCAGCAAAGTAATGGGGGAGATACCCCAGAGCATTCAAAGGCACGGCACGGCCACTGAGAAGTTGGGCGCTATTTGGGATGCGATTGGACGTGACCGGGACGTATGCCAGAGCCGCCTGGCCATTGAGATTGCCAAGGCCTGGGCCGAGTACCACCTGAGCCCGAACATTCCCACGCACAACGAAAAGCAGGCCTGTGAGCGCATCCGCAAGATGTTCTGCCGGGAATCCCCGCTGCACTTCGACTTTGCGCTGGAGGCGTTCATTCCGGCCCTTCCTGAGCCGTATCAGTCTGCCGCTGTAGCAACCATCTTCCCCAGCAGAACAGCCCGCCAAATGGCAGAGGCTGGCTTCTGTGCGTGGGAGGCCAATGCACGGGCCGACAACATCACCGACCGAATCCGTAATGACGTGGTGTTCCATGGCTTGGACAAGCTTTCAATCGAGCAGCTGAAGGTGATTGATCGCGCTTATGCGAATGAGGGCGACAGCATCCAGGCAGTGCGCGGAGTGATCCGTGCACAGATCGAGAAGCTGGGAGGTGCGGCACCTGCCCCAAGCAAATTGGAAGCAGTTAACCGATAAAGAAAAAGCCCGGCGCTTGGAAGGCGATACCGGGCTTTTTGCGTTGAACGCGAGGTAATTATGAGCCCGAAAGATTTTCTCTACAACAGCACCTTCAAGCAATTCATGGCCATGGGCTATAGCGACCGCGATGCCGGGTATGTGGCGGCGGATGCCGTTAACCGCTGGCGTCGCCGGGGGGGGGCATCCAAAGCCGTCAAGGATGCCATTGCCCTGGGCAAGAAGCAGTACAAGCCGCGTAGGTGATTCTATGAGTACCCGGATTATGTCCGAATGCTGGCCGCTGCCAATGTCGCCCACACAGAAGGCGGTGCTGATCTCATTGGCTGACCAGGCCAACGACCACGGCGTCTGCTGGCCCTCTGTTGGGTCTGTGGCTATGCGCACATGCCTTTCGGAAAGAGCGGTCAGAAAGGCAATTCGCGACCTTGAGGAAATGGGTCACGTTAAGAGTAATGGCCGCTCAGGAACCTCAAATAATTACACCATCACCCCGGCACCTGCTGCCGCCCCGGCACGAGATTCCGCCCCGGCATATCCTGCACCCACCCCGGCACCAGATGCCGGGGAGGGCGGCACCTCCTGCAGGGGACCCCGGCACGAGGTGCCCCCTAACCGTAAAGAACCGTCATTGAACCACCAAGAACCGTCAGAGAGCGATGCGAGCACGCCTGATAAGAATTCGAAGAAGCGCCAACGATCTGAGCCAAAGGCAAAGCTCACCAAAACCGACCTGATTAAAGATTTCGGAATTCCCGAAGAGCTGGCCGTGCAGTTCCTGCAAATCCGCAAGGACAAGCGGCTGACGTTGACGCCTATCGCTATGAGCGACCTGGTTGGCGAATTCGAGAAAGCAGGCATGACCGTGCAGGAGGGGATTGCGTTCTGCTGCCGTGAATCCTGGGCCGCGTTCAAGAACTCATGGAACTGGCGGGAGCGCATTTCCCAAAACGGGCCGCCGCAATCCTTCACCGAAACCGACTACAGCAAGGGGGTGACCGCAGATGGCCGACTCAGCTGAAAACATCCTTGCCGGGCGCTTTGGCGACCTGCCGGACGCAGAGAACATCCGCGATCTGCCTGTGCACCTGGATTGCGAACATCACGGCAAGTGGATGTGGCGCGAAACCATGGACGGGCCGGTGCTGAGCCCGGATTGTCCGCGATGCATCGAGGACCGGCGCATGGCCACCGACCTTGGCCGGGCCGCCATTCCGCCGCGCTACCAGCGCCACAGCCTGGAAACGTATCAGGTCGAAGGGCCGGGCCAGAAGCAGGCGCTGGAGGTCTGTCAGACCTACGCCGGCAACATCAAGCAGACCCTGGCCGATGGCCAGAACCTTGTCCTGATCGGCTCAGTGGGTACCGGCAAGACTCATCTGGCCTGCGGCGTTGCCCGCCGGTTTCTGGAGGCTGGCCACACTGCGCTGTACGTCCGCACCGCTGAATTGATTTCCATGGTGCGCGAAACCTGGCGCCCCGATTCCAAGAAGACCGAACGCAAGGTGATGCGAGAGCTGGCCGGGTACGACCTGTTGCTGATTGACGAAATCGGCGTTCAGGCCGCCACCGAGAACGAGCAGCAGATTCTGTTCAACGTCATCAACGGGCGAAACGAGCAGATGCGGCCGGTAATTCTGATTTCCAACCTGGACGCCGCCGGCATCAAGAAAGTGCTGGGCGAGCGCTCCTATGACCGCATCCGGGAGTGTGCCCGGGTGGTGCAGTTCAACTGGGAAAGCTGGAGGGGTAAGGCATGAAAACCAATGTATCCGAAACCAGTATCGATGCTTATCACAACATGCCTCTGGCTGTTCAGTCCGAACGGCGCCGGCAGGTTATGACCGTTCTGCTCGCCGCTCACAAGCCTCTGAGCTGCGCAGAGATAACGAATCGGCTCAAGGCGCGCTATCCCATGGCCGAATGGGAAAACAGCAAGACAAGCGCGCGCATCAACGAACTGGTGGCTGCTTGTTGCGTGGAGTGCCGTCCGGGAATTCTCCATGGCGTTCGCAGCGCAGTTAACGGCTACGAATTGACGGAAGGACAGCGTGCCGGGGCAAAGGCAGCCATGGCGCGAAAGGGGGTGGCGGCGTGACTGCCTACTACAACGAAATCGACCCCTTTGCAGCTCAGTGGCTGCGCGAATTGATCAGGGAAGGGCATATCGCGCCCGGAGACGTTGACGAAAGGAGCATCGAGGATGTTCGACCAGATGAGCTTGCTGGATACACGCAGTGCCACTTCTTCGCCGGAATCGGAGTGTGGAGCCTTGCCCTGCGACGCGCCGGGTGGCCAGACGACCGGCCAGTGTGGACCGGATCTTGCCCATGCCAGCCTTTCAGCGCGGCAGGCAAAGGAAATGGGTTTGATGATGAGCGGCATCTTTGGCCTTCCTTCCAGTGGCTCATCCAACAGCGCAGGCCTCCAAAAGTCCTTGGAGAGCAGGTTGCAGCAAAGCGCACAGATCCTTGGTTCGACCTTGTACAAGCTGACTTGGAAGCCATGGGTTACGCCTTCGGGTGTGTCCCGTTTCCGTCTGCGAGCGTCGGTGCCCCGCACATCCGGGACCGGGCCTTCTGGGTGGGTGACTCCGAGTGCGCGGGACTGGAAGGACTCTCCGGGCATGGCAACGGTAGCCAGCAACCCGGATGGATCAGTGCGCAATCGGGTGGATCAGTTGCCCCGGCAGGCTGCCATGGCCGGATGGCCAACTCCGCAGGCAAGCGACAGCACCGGGGGGGGGCAAGCGAAGAGGGCGATGGGCGAGACGCGACACGGGAGCAACCTGAACGACTTTGCCCTCCTGGCGATGGATTGCTCGGCCCGACTAACGGCTTCTGGGGTGATGTTGATTGGTTGCTATGCCGGGATGGAAGGGTCCGGCCAGTTGAACCCGGCACATTCCCGCTGGTTGATGGGGCTTCCGCCCGAGTGGGACGACTGCGCGGTTATGGCAATGCAATCAATGCCAAGCAAGCGGAAATCTTCATCCGCACGGTAATGGAGGCCGCATGACCCACACAGACCGAATCCTCACCCTGCTGCAAGACGGTCCCATGAGCCGGGGCGAGATTGCCAAATGCCTGGGCCTGCCTGGCAAGAAAACCCAGTGGGTCCTGGTCAACATGCGCGACAAGGGCTTGGTAGAGCTGATAGGCGAGGGCCGCTTTTCTCGCTGGTGCCTGCCGGGTCAGGCGCCGAATAACGTGGCGGATCTGGTGGCGCAGCATGAGCAGAGCGCCGTGGCGCGGTATTTGTCGGGGGCTTTATGACCGTATTCACCGACCCGGAAGCGGCAGTGGAAGAGCTGGAGTGGCTGACAAACACCACCGGCAAGGCTCACGTCATTGTTCGCGCCGGTAGCGGAGAGGAGTACCGGTGGCGCGTGGTGCCCCAGTCTGAGGCCGGGAAGCGTCAGGCGCTGGTTATCTGCACGCCAAGGTATCGGGGGTGCGCATGAGCAAGAAGTATCCGCGCAGTGTGCTGCTGAAAGTCACCGACCAGGGCGCGCTTGTGCCTGCTGACGAAATGGCGCGGGAAGAGCTGCGCCGGCGGAAGCTGCGCGTTGGTGACCGGGTGAGTGCGGACCCGCGTAAGGCACGCAATCCCCGCGCATGGTCCCGGGCGCACAAGCTGGCCCAGCTGCTCATTGAAAACCTGGATGACTTTACCGGCAAGGATGCGCACAGCGTCCTGAAGCGCCTGCAATTTGAGGCGGATGTGGGCTGTGAGCGGATGGAGGTGAATGTGCCCGGCTACGGCATCGTCACCCAGCGCTGGCCCAAATCCATGGCGTTTGACCAGATGGAAGAAGGCGAGTTTCAGCAGGTCTACGCGCAATTCTGCCAGCACATCATCGACACCTACTGGAATGGCCTGACTCAAGAGCAGATCGAGAAGATGAGCAACCTATTGGGAGTGGCGGCATGACCATGGCAATTATTGTTCTTGTGGCAACGGTGTTCGGCACCCTGCTGGCCCTTGAGGTGCGTGACTGGGTATGCGCCACCCTTGGCGGTCTGGCAATCGTTCTGCAGTTGGCTGCGCTGGGGGTGGTGTGATGTGCCGCTTCAGCTACACGCCCTACGGGCGCACCGGCTGGACGGCGCTGTTCTGCATCGAGCATATGACGCACTTCGCCGCTATGCAGAACCCCGGCGAGGCATCAGTTTTGCGGATGGATCTGCACGATCAAGGTGCCTGCTGCATGACGGCAAGCCATTTTCCTGAAGTCGGGGATATGGTCGGCCAACTGGACTGGCTGAGCTGATGTACCGCTGCTGGCTAGTAACCCGCAACGGCAAGCGTCTGGCCTACATGGTCGGGGACGCCATAGACCGCGCCGAGGCGCTGAAATTT